AGATCGGATTGGGAATGAACCAGAACTCCGACCTTATGTTCCTTTGTGGAAAAAATGGGAAACTTTAGCTGATGTTAGCTATCTAGGCATCATTACCATTGAACACGATAGCCTATCTAAAGCTGTTCCCAAAATTCCTAAGGGTACCGATGGTCGCGCTCTTCAATAGTTAAAAAAGTGAAAGACTCAACGGTTCTTTCGACTTGATCTGCTTGGTTCTCATTTTAGGTTTTGAGATGCCTTTTCCTGCGTCACCGCGCAGGGGCATTTCGAAATTAGCGGTTTGCCCTTGTAGTCTACGGATAATTGGATCAACATCTCCGAGTTCAATACCTAACCATTTTCGTTTCATGCGCTCCGCTACGGCATAGGTAGTTCCTGATCCGCCAAATGGATCCAGTACTACATCTCCTTCTTGAGTACTGATTGTCAGAATCCTTTCTAGCATTTTTTCCGGTAATGCATTAGCTACACGGTGCTTCGTTTTTCTGTGACGAACCGGACAGATGTCTGTCCAGACATCTGTTAGATTAACTCCTTCGGGATTCATTTTGTTCCGGTGACCGCCATAATCCTTAATTTCTCTGCCGCAATGTCGGCAAACTTCAATGGGAGTTCTCGGACGCTTAAAGTATCGTGGCTTACCTTTCGTGAAATACAAAAGAGAATAATGAGTCGGACTCAACTTTCCAGGAATAGGGAGCCCCATTGTTAGTGATACAGCCACCTGGTGGCGGAATAGTAATTCCGTTTTCTGCATTAGGTATGCGCCAAGAACGATGTTCCATCTAGGAATATTGTATATCCAAATTGCGCCACCTTTTGTTAGTAGAGGGATAGCTGCATCCAACCATTTATAAGACCATGAGATGTATTCTTCAACAGTAAGATCGTCTCTAATATTTTCCCCGTAATCCTTTTTTAAATTAAAAGGAGGATCAGCAAAAATGAGATCAATACTATTTGCCTGTAAGGAATGCATCCACTCAATACAATCTCCTTGATAAAGAGATCCGAATTCAGTTGAAAAAACTCTATCGCTGATCATATTTTGTTAGTAATCGTTATTAGAGTGTCTATGCGTCTTCAGCTGAAGACCTTGCGTTAAAAATGGATGATGGACCAAAGGTCAAGGTAATAGCGAAAGTGGTCGCTTCGTGATGTACTGGTCCATGACACTCTGTAAAGCTCTACTGAGGTTACGAGGAGGACGGCCTGAAGCTTAACGCACTGACGGAAGAAATGGTTAAGCCGACCGAGATTTCCTTTTCATAGCCGGCAAGCTTAGGTTCTTGTGCGTCAGGTTGTGCCGCGGCAGTTTTTGGGTGCGAAGCTTTTCCCTTGATGATAGCCATCGCAAGTGCGTCGAATCGCGTTTTGACTTCGGCAAGGAATGTCTCACACTGCTCCAGTGCTGCGTGGAGTTCGTCTTGCGTTGGCTCATACCGCGCGATGAAAAGCTTGGCTGGCGACCATGCTCCGGAAAGGCGCGGGTCGTAGCTCACGAAATCAACCCATTTGCGACCGGTACAGAGCAGTTGCACGAGCATCTGCGGTTTGTACTCTTCAGGCACAATTCCCGCGGCCACGCGCTGCAGGTGAACATTTGTGTTGTACGGGCACTTGATTTCGAGTAGTCCGTCTTCTCCCACAAGACCGTCGGGGGACGCTCCGAAGAACTCAATCGTTGGGTGCGGGATAAATCCCACGAGGTCCACGAGTTCACCGGTAGCGTCTTCGTAGGCATCGCGAGCTTCGTCCTCGTGGTCGCGCCCCCATTGGATTGACGGCGGATTGCCAATGCCTTCCGGCTGGTTTGTGACACGCTCGCAGATGAGTGTGTCAATCAGAGCCTCATAGGCAGCAGTGGGCTTTCCGTCCTTTCTGCGCTGAAGCACGGCAGCAGCGCGTGAAGCCGTCAAGCAACCGCAGCGGTCTGCGAACCATTGCGCTGTCTGCTGAAGCGGGCTACTCATGGCAAACCTCCCTGCATGGCTTCGATGATCTTCTTGGCAAGATCGACTTCGCCGGATGTGCGCAGGGCTTCGCGCTCATCCTTTGAACAACTCTTCCAGAACTCGACCCATGCCTCCTTGCCGGTATTGGCGGCCATGCGGTTCCGGTCAACGAGATCGTTGTCAATGAAGGGGCGCGCTTCTTCCGGCGCCGGCGACTGCTGTTTGTCGCTGTCAGGAATGCCTGCGACGGGAATGCAGAAGAGCTGAAACATGAGGCTTTTGTAAGCGTAGCTCATTGCTTTGCCTGCGGCTTTGTCGCCGGTGTCTGCTCCTTCGCCGAGAGACTCGACGCAGAAGTGGCTGCCGTCTTCCGTGCTGGTGATCTGGTACGACACCTTGATACGCACGAGCCTCATCTTGCCGGCTGTGCTGTCCGGCTCCTTCTCGATGCGCACCGGGGCGATAACGATGTGATGCTTCGGCAGCAGAGGAGCGAGCGCTGCGTACACGTCCTCGATGCCACGGTAGGCGTAGTTGAACTGTCCGCCCTGCGACTTCTTGGCCTTTTCGATGCCGTGTTGTCTGAGCTCGTCTGTGAGCTCTGAGATTGCGGTGTAAACCTTTGCTTCTGTCATAGATGCTCCTGGATGAGCGGATAAATCTTCCAAAAGAAAAGCGCAGCGACCATTGAGACGGAGACTGCGCTGCTGGCGATGAGAACTCGGTACTTTTTGAAGAGCGCCCGGCGACGATTCCACTTGTCGCGCTTGATTTTTCCTTCGATCCACTTCTGCCAAGCGGGATCGTGCGGGATGGTGTCCATACCTGGCTCCGGAAAAAGAAAAAGCCCCGCGGGTGCGAGGCTTGAAAATAAAAATTGCTATAAGAATAGGCTTATTGATTCGGAAGTTCTGGGGTTGCAGAGAAAGCTTCCAAAGTTGCGGTTCCGGCTTGAGTGCTTATCGCGCCCTTCTTCATGGCACGGTAGATGTAGTCGGGGAATTTCGTCTTGATGTAATTGACTCTTAGCCATCTACGGAAAGTTCCTAGGGCTTCATCAGGATATGCATAAGCATCTTTAGCGCCTCCGACTGACTGTCTGTAGTAGGCAGGGTATAGATGTTTGTATGCAATGCGGTCCCCATATTTCTGAGATAAGTTGTTGTCTTTCCAGAAATTTGCCCATGCGATTCCAACAGAAATATCAGGTATTACCTTGTCGCTAACAATGAAGCCAGCGTGGATAAGCGGGATCATCATGGAGGCAATTTCGGAAAAAACACAGAAATAACCGAAAGGGACGCTGTCTTTGGTTAGGTCTACGCGATCGCCCCAACGTTTTAGGTTTTCTATGACGGTACTTTGGGGATGATAATTTACCGCCTGATACACCATTGCTCTAAAGGAGATGCTCAGAAGCTTTCTACAAGCTTGCAGGGCTTCTACCTTGGGGCCGCCACTTCCAAATGCATAGAACTCAAGTAGCGCCATGCATACCGGTTCTGTATAGGCATTCGTTCGTGAACCATTTATCTCAACTTGTATAAACAATTCATCCGAATCAAATCCCTTCGAATTCAAAAGACCTGCAATTTCGTCGTCAACCTTCGTTTGTTTCTTACTGTGCCAGGACGCAGCTCTTGCTTGAATCGTCGAACGAGCTACCCCACACATTCGTGCAAGACCACTTTCGGAAAGATAGGGCATCCCGTTCTCAAGAACCCCCATTTCAATGCCGTCACGTTCGACTTGCTTTTCGGCCTTGAAAAGGAAGCCTGTAACCCCTGCCGAGACAGCCATCATTTTGTTGTCTACCTTATTGATTTCAAAAGAATTTGACCCTGCCGATTTTCTATCTAAGGACATGGTGTGTTACCTCTAAAAATATTTATTCTTCAAGTATATGAAGAAGACAATGTGGGTCAAATTTATTTTTCGCATGAGGCTACAGCGGGGTGTTTCTGGCAGGGGTAGCAGGAGTCGAACCTGCATACTTCGGGTCAAAGCCGAATGCTCTGCCGTTGAGCTATACCCCCAAATAACCACGTCAACCCGTTCAGTTGTTCGGAATTTCCGAAAGACTGAGCGGCCTCACGTGGCTCCTCTCTTTCGAAAGGAGCTTGGCCTGACGGGGCGGCTGCACCCCCGCTAACGGTGTCTCGGTTGACTACGGACCCGTGCCGCGCTCGGCTCCACTCTTGCCAAAGAGCTTCATAGCGTCCGGGGACTCACACCCCTAGTCGTCTCTTTTATTGAGTTGCGTCCTTTTGTCTGCCCCCCGGGGTCTTTGTATCGAGCAGGAGAGATCTCGATCGGAGCGGCAGACAGAAGGGCGCGCCTTCTGGTTGGGTTAGTGGACTGGCATACAGGCAATTGCGTACATACAGATCAGGAAGATGGCGATGGCCACGATCAGTCCGATTGGCGAATCGCCGTGTTCGTCCGCCGTGAGCATCCAGTCAAGCAGCTTGCGCATCGATCTGCTCCTTCACTTCATTGATGAATCCTTCGGCGTACTCGACCAAGGACAAGGCGCCTGAATGGCCGGCGGAAACATCGATTTGGCCGCCCTTGTAGACAAGGACAAGGCCGCAGTCGGTGAGCGACCATTCGGCTACGAACTGGCTGCGCACGGTGTTGATCTCCCCCTCAGTGTTGGCCTTGAGGTTTCGGATGCCAAGGCAAAAGTCCTCGAACGGGATGTCCATCAGCCAAGCCTTGAATCCGTCGTAGCTCGAGACACTGATGTCAACCGTCTTGCCGTTGCGGCAGCGCAGGTGGCAGTAGACGTTTCGCACAATGAGGAGCTCGTACTGGCTGTCAATGGGCTTGAAACGATTGGTCATGTCGGTTCTCCTCACCACGGATGGCGGCGGACCGCCTCGCGCTCTTCTTCGTCCGTGATCGCGTCCTGGTAGGCAACGAGCTCTTCGCTGCGCAACGTGTCGGCGTCATCGGTGGCACCGAAAGCGTCTTCCAGGAAGTCCGCGAAGTAGTCGGCAAGGATGATCCGGGCGCGACCCTTGGCACTTTCGAGGCTCTTGTAGATCAGCTCATCAACGTCGTTGCGGAACTTGGCCTGGATCTCAGCAGCAGATCTCATGTCCCTGGCGGACTGTGCGAGGCCGAAAGTGTCGATGGTGGGAGTGTGGAGCATGGTGTTCTTTCTCGGTGTTTGTTTGGTGTTGCACATTACACCACAAACGACACCAAAATACAACACCAAGAAAACACCAACAAGGTGGGAAAAATGGTTGTTGTTTGATTTGAGTCAAAAATTGGGGCACAAAAAAACCGCCCCGAAGGGCGGCACAAGCGGTTGTTTATCCATCAAGGAATGACTTTCCTCACGATCTCCCGTGGCGGTTTTGCCAGTGGGAGAGAAACGTCAAACCCCATTGCTCTCAAGTTGCTGAGTAGCATCTCAGATACTCGGTGGTACAAGGGTGTTGCGAATAAGTCGATGATGTCCTGATCTTTGAGGATCGATTTATCTAAAGGTTGCTCGAAGATATACCCAACATGAGCTCGAATTTCCGACTCGAGCAATGGTTTTTTATTGTCGGAAGCACTGGTTAGATTGACAGTCATTGCCAGTGCAACCCACAGAATTCTTCTGTCATCGGACAAAGTGTTGGCAACCTGCATTTGCTGCTGAACTGCCCCTTCTCCGTGTGGACCGAACTTGTTCTCGATATGGATATAGTCGAGTGTCGGTGTCATCTCTTTAAATGGGCCGAGCTTCTGAATTTCTAGCATAACCCGATCCCTCCCGGGAAACCGTCGGACTTCCATGACGCCGCTCGAACAGGTGCAAACTCATAAGTTCTTTTGATTTTGTCCGCCTCTATCGCTGCGATGCATGCACGGCGGACGACTTCGTTGAGGTGAACGCCTTTCCTAACGGCTAAAAACTTCAGCTGCAAATGGGTTTCAGGATCGACGCGCACGTTGAAAGACCCTTTGCATGGTTCATTGGGGGTGCGCCCTTGGAGTTTGCAGTCGGACAGATACTCATCGACCGCGTTTTCAAAACTCTTCTGAAGACCTTCTTTGCTTTCAGCTTCATAAAGAATGAGGTCGGTGATGTATAGAAGTTTCCCAAAAAAGACTCCGTCTTCTTCGCTGTATTCGACGGAACCCGTGTAGTTTTTATATGTTAGTTTCTTAGTCATTACAGCAATCCTAGATCGTCCAGTCTTTGTTTGTATTGACGAATTTGGTATGTAGGGATTGTGTTTTCAGCTCGCCCATGGGGTTTTGTCGCTGGCTTTATCTCAACTTTAAGTGTGTTGTTGATGAAAGCTCCGTGCGAACCACCCCCGGGGCATTCCCACTCGAACCCATAAGAACTCATGACGCGGCATAGTTCAGGCCACGTCAAATCGTTGGGCGGCGGAATTCGTTTGAACTTTTCCCTAAGTTTGTCTGTTTGCGTCATCTCAGTCTACATCAATTGCAACTAACTGTAGTTGCAAAATGTCAACAATTTGTCTTACCGCATCTTGATCCGCTTCTCGACGACGACACCAAGAAGGTCAATTTCGAATTCCTTGGAAGACAGTGTTGGAAATAACGGATTCAGCGGGCGAAGCTCAAACGTTTCCACGCCGTTGCGGTCAATGCCGGTAACAGCGTATTGCTTGATGGTTGCCTCGTTGTCAGGAGAATTGGCCACTTTGGCAACAACATAGTCGCCGGGGTTTGCGGACAACGTCGGATCGACGATGACAATTTCACCCTGGTAAAAGGCGGGCTCCATAGATTTGCCTCGGATTTTTAGGCCGTAAGACCCGTCAGGCATATCTTCAGGAACGTCAATCCACTCATCAAAAGAGTCATCCCCTGTGTTGGTCCAGTTGCCTGCCTGGACGAAAGAGAGAATGGGTATTTTCTTGCCGAAGCGCGTCGGCACTTTCTCGAGCTCATGAGGCTCGTCAAGATAGCCGCGAGGCAATTTCAGCTTTTCTTCAATGGCACGAGCGACTTTTGGGCCAAACGATTTTGTACCCGTGAGCATGTCGTTGACCTGGGAAGAAGCGCGCTCAATGGCGCGAGCGAGTTCCGCGTTCGATGAGAAGCGCTTATCCCGAATCTTCTGCAGGTTTTCTCTGCGTGTTGCAGGTATATCGAGCATGGTTTTCTCCAGTGATATACAGCATGTTAACCAAAATCATCACCTCAGAAGTGTTGTTTGGGGTTGCGTCGTAACACCAAAACAGTGTATCATGCAGTGTGAATTTTTAACACTTATAAGGTGTTGATCTCCATGAATGAACACGCTACGGCTTTTTTCAAATCGCTCAAGCCAGCCGAACGGCGAGCCATTGCCACCCGGTGCGGCATCAAGCGCACATATCTGACGAACTTGATTTCGAGTAAGGAACGGCATCCAGGCGTAGCCTTGGCAGCAAAGATCGAGACCGTTACTAACGGTCGGATTACGCGCTGGGAGTTGCGCCCCGACATTGACTGGAAACTCTTCGAAGGCTTGTGCTGATTGCGAGGATCGAAATGGCAAGCGGCTTCGATCATTTCGCGTTCTTGCGCGCCATTCGTGACGACAAAAGGCTTGGCGTAGTCGAAAAGGCGGTTGCCGGCATTTCGTTGCTTGGACGCCGAAACCAGGATACGGCTCAGTGTGATCCGAGTCTGGCGACCATTTGTGCTGATGCCGGAGTGAAGGATGAACGCACGGTCGTGAAGGCAATCGAGGCGCTTGTTCAATTCGGTCATGTCCATGTCGTCAAAGCCCGAGGTCAACGGAACAAGTACGTTCTTGTTAATCGAGAAGTGCCTGCATCTGATGTACCCACATTAGAAGTACCCGCATCAAAAGTACCTACATCCAATGTACCCACATTTGATGCAACTACATCGGAAGTACCTACATCTAATGCCACTAGGGTACCTACATCAGATGCGGGTACACCACCTACATCAGATGTAGGTCGAAGAAACCAAATAAGAAACCAAATAAGAAACAATAAGCGCGCGACCAAGGTCGCTCTGAATTTTTACGGCGTTTCAGAACAGATTGTTGAGGACTGGAAAGCCAACCGAAAAGCCAAGAGAGCAGTCATTAGCCAATCGGTCATTGACGGGTTGAAGAAGAAAGCCGATGAAGCCCGAAGACTTGGTCATCCCGAATGGAACCTGGAGGCAATCATGCGCGAACAGGTTGCAAGGGCTTGGCAGGGGTTTGAACTCTCCTGGGTGCTCAAGAAGGACGAGAAGCCGCAGCTGCCTCCGCTTGAACTCACTCCGGAAGCCAAGGCCAGAAGAAGGGCCGAGGCGTTGCGTGCTCAAAGGCAGGACGAGGAAGGCGATCAGCCAGGTGTTTTTGAAGACCTCGTTGGTCAAGTCTGGGAGGAGGTGAGACGTGCTCCCGGATAAAGCCATGATCGACAAGTTCAACTCATTCGGCGGTTTCAGTTCCGTGCGCTTTGTGGTGCCGGAGAACCCGAAGGCACATCAGCACGAGCTGGACTACCCACTGGCGGGTGAGTGTCTGACGGTGGTGATCGAAAACAACGACGCGATTCAGCGAGCAAACCTCGAGTTCTGCAAGAACCGACTCGTTTGGATCGATTGCGACGAGGCAAGACGCAGAAGAGCAAACGTGATCTTCGAGGAACTTCAGAAGTTCGAGAACCAGCCTCGGTTGATCTTTACCGATTTTCCAGACGGTCTGCAGGTTTTCAATCCGAAGACGCAAGGCAACAGAGACTTTTTCAAAGAGGCAGCAGCATGAATGAAATGCCCTACGACGAGCAAGCGCTCATAGACGAGTGGGAGACGCTACCCACGAATTTCATCTTTCGTACAGCCGACGAGTACGAAGACGAAACGATGTGCATCTTCGAGGGATTACAGTCCGGCGTGCAGTGTCCTTTCGCTCCGAACCTGTATTTTCGCGAAGGCGAAGTGACGCTTTGGGGCGGCATCAACGGACACGGCAAGAGCCTGCTTACAGGGCAGCTCGCCCTGCAACTCGCTGATGCCGGTGAGCGCGTGGCAATCATGTCCTTTGAAATGCTCCCGAAGTTCACTTGGGCTCGCATGATCCGCCAGTGGCTCGGCGGAAAGACCAAGGATGTGACAGAAGTCCGCCGCTTCTATGCGCAGTACCGACAGAAGCTCTTCATCCTTGATCATGTCGGCGCCATTGATCCTCGCGCAGTGCTTGGTGCCGGCGTCGTAGCTTCCACTCAGTACAAGTGCAAGCACCTGCTGATCGATAACCTCGCCAAGGTTGTTGCTGGCGAAGACGATCTCAACGCCCAAAAGAATACGGTGCAGATGATCTGCGATTTGGCGCATCGCATGAACGTCCATGTACACCTGATCCATCACGTCCGCAAAGGTAAGTCCGAGTCAGACGAGCTCGGCAAGTTTGACTTCAAAGGGTCTGGCGCAATCGGGGATCAGGTCGATAACCAGGTGATTGTGCAGCGCAATCGCGACAAGGAAAAGCGCCGCCAGGAAAACATCCTCACGCCCGTTGAGGACGCCGACAGCCCCGACACATTTATCCGGGTGTGCAAACAGCGTAACGGCGATTGGGAAGGAAACCTCGGGCTGTGGTTCAACCGTAAGGCAACGGCTTTCTGCGTTGATTCAAACCGCATTACTCCGTGGGGTGGACATGACTACGACTGAAATCTTTGAGAAGTTCTCGGCGATTGACGACGGGCACCGTCTGTTGCGTCTTTCACTCGAAGACCACATGCACGCAATCGAGTCCGCAAAGATGGGAATCGTCGATTCTCTTCGATGGATGGCCGAAAACAAGGCCGACATGATCGTGCGGCTTCAGCGATTCGAGGAAGTCGTCTTTCTGGCGCAGGCCGAAAAGGAAGCGCTGTCGATGATGGATGCCGCGCACATTCGGCCGGCAGGGGAGGCGGCATAAATGATTGACTGGAGAGCTTTGGGTAAGGCCATTGTGGCTACGGGGTGGGGTTTCGCTGGAATTACCTTTGTGGCTGTTGTGTTGTTGACCTCATGGGAGAGCTTTGGGGCTATTGGCGTAATCGCTGTTGTCGTGCTCATTGAGGTCTTTTGCTGCTATCAGATTTTCAGGGAGTGAAGGCATGGAAGATTTTTTAGCGGTGATGCTGCTCATTCAGTCGGTCACTCTTGGAGTGGTAGTGCTTCAACTGCGGTTGCTGACGAGTGTCTTCCGTGAGCTTGTCGAGAAAATCGACAAGTGGGACGAGGTAATGAGCGCAAGGACGTGGGTGATTAGGCAAGTGAAGAGCAACGAACAACAAAGAGGAAACGCATGAGCGGGATCGATAGAGACAAAGACGCATACAACGAGGGTAGGAGCGCGGCTATTCGCGGCGAAGCGCTCAACCAATACCAACCTGGCTACAAGCGGCGACCCGAGCTCTGGACGCGGTTTCAGCTCGGTTATCTCGACGCCATCCGAGACATGAGACGGGCAAAGATGCGGGAGCCGAAGAAAAATGTTCGCTGAAGGATATGCCAAGGCTCGGCTCTACGCCAAGGGACGTCTCAAGTCCGGGCAGATGAACCGGACGGAGAGGGCCTACTCCAATTTCCTCGAAAGCGAGAAGCATGCCGGCAGGATCACGGCCTACTGGTTCGAGGCTCTCAAGCTGAAGATCGCTGAAGGGGCTTGTTTTTACACGCCGGACTTTCTTGTTCTTCGCCCGGACGGCACGCTAGAGCTTCACGAAGTCAAGGGCTCGCCGGCCATTTTCGCTGACGACGCGAAGGTGAAGGTCAAGGCTTGCGCCACGCAATACCCCTTCCCGGTTTTCGTTGTTTTCCCAAAGAAAAAGAGTTCAGGAGGTGGCTGGGATGTCCAACCCTACTAAGGATGTTTTCGATGGCCCGCACGAAAAACTCGGCGTCTCAACTCTGCTGCCAGAAGATGCTGCAGCTCTCCTTGTTCGAGCCGCTGACAAAGCTAGAACTCTCCCGGTTGGAAGTCTTGCAAGGGCGAAGTGTCTCGAGGTTGCAGCTCAGAAAGTTAGGTTTGTATATCCCCGGTTCTTCCGGCTTGAAGAAGCGCCTTCGAGTATGCGACCGACTGGATCTCGGTTATTCGATAGTGAAGACGAGGGTGGCAGTCAATGACAATGGTCGGGCAATTGGAGAAGATCACGCCCGTGCAAAGTACCTTGATAAGGATGTCGAGCATGCGCTTGAGCTGCGTGCCGAGGGTTATACGTTGAGGGAGATTTCGAGAATGCTTGATATGCCAATCAGGACTATTCGCGGGTACCTTGACGGTTCAAGGAGATCGCAGTCTGTCGCTGGCTGGAAGATGGTGAAACGATGGATAAAAGGCTGACTCCCGAAGTGCAGCAAACGGTGGTGGCGATCAGTGACAAAGGAGTTCGGATTGGCGAAGACAGCCCTTTTGCACGTTGGACAGACCATGAGGTTGATCAGGTTTTGATGCTTAGATCTGAAGGGCGGCCGATTCGAGAAATTGCAAAGATCATGGAAATGCCGAGTTCTACGGTATGGGCGATCTGTTCAGGACTGATTCGTAGCAAGTTGCCGGCAGGGTTTAGAAAGGTGAAAGGATGAGCAAGAACGGATTGACTGATAAGCAGAAGAGATTTGTAGATGAGTACCTAATCGACCTGAATGCAACTCAGGCCGCGATTCGGGCGGGCTACAGCGCGAAAACCGCAGATCGAATCGGTCCCGAATTGCTTGGGAAAACTTGTGTTCAAGCCGCGATTTCCAAAGCAAAGGCAGAACGAAGCGAACGCACGCAAGTTACCAAAGATTATGTTGTCGCCATTATTCGACGCCAGTACGAAATTAACTCCAAGGCCTACCCGAAGCTCGACTTTGAAGGCGAGCCAATCATTGGAGAAGATGGCAAGCCTGTCATGAAGCAAGTCGATGCAGCTGCCGCAAACAAGGCAGCAGAAATGTTGGCCAAGCATGTCAACCTTTTTGAAGCTGACAACAAGCGTGAACTCGCCGGCGGCGTGTCGTTCTCTTGGGGTAAGTAGGAGAAGCCCCGATGCAGCAGGTTGTTATCCCGTACACGCCGCGTTATCCGCAGACCGAAATCCATGGGCAACTGGAGGCTCACCGCTTTTCGGTTCTGGTCGCACATCGACGCATGGGCAAGACCGTTCTGGCCGTCAATCACCTGATTAAGCGCGCTATCACGGATCAAAAGGAGCGAGGCTTCTACGCCTATATCGCGCCCTTCCGCATCCAGGCCAAGGCCATCGCCTGGGCGTATCTCAAGCATTACACGGCGCCGATCCCAATGCTGAAGGTCAACGAGGGAGAACTCTCGATTACGCTTCCGAACGGAGCGGTCATCCGCATCTTCGGTGCTGACAATCCAGACGCGCTTCGTGGTCTTTATTTTGACGGAGTTGTGATGGACGAAGTCGCCCAGATGAAGCCCGAAGTTTGGGGCGAAATCATCCGCCCGGCTCTCGCTGACCGCAATGGTTGGGCGGTGTTCATCGGCACGCCCAAAGGTGTGAATCTTTTCTCGCAGACTTACGACAAGGCTCTGGAGCTGATGAGCAAGGGCGACGCCGACTGGATTGCGATGCTTTACTCCATCGAGCAGACCAAGGTCATCCCGGAGCAGGAACTGGCTTCGCTTAAAAACGAAATGAGCGAGAACGAGTTCCGCCAGGAGTTCATGTGCGACTTCAATGCGGCGGCGGACAACGCTTTGATCAGCATCGACGATGTGCGCGCTGCCGCCGTCCGTCACTACGACGAAAAGGACTACGGCTTTGCGCCGCGCGTTATGGGGGTGGACGTCGCTAGATTTGGCGACGACTCTTCGGTCATCTTCAAGCGTCAGGGACTCGTTGCGTTTGAACCAATCATCATCCGCAAGTTTGACTCGACGGCGGTCGCTGATCGAGTGGCAATCGAAATTGCCGCATTCAAACCGGAGGCAGTTTTTATTGACTCAGGTGCTGGTCAAGGCGTGATCGATCGCCTGCATCTGCTGGGGATGGATGTGACTGAGGTTCCTTTTGGTGGCGCGGCAATTGAGGCTCAGCATCTCAATCGAAGAATGGAGATGTGGTGGGAGCTTGGCAAGTGGCTCAAGGCTGGCGGCGCCATCCCACCAATCACGCAACTTCAAGCCGACTTGTGCGCCCCGACCTTCGGATTTACGCCAGCAGGCAAGAAGTACCTTGAGCCGAAGGAAAAGGTCAAGGAACGAATCGGCCGTTCGCCGGACTTGGCAGATGCCCTGGCACTTACCTTTGCGGCTCCCGTGAGACTGCCGCTGAATTCTCGCTTTGAACGGCAACTCTATGGCGATGATTCTCGAGAGTATGACGCCGACACTGAGTTTGACCGTCAGTGGAGGCGCTAACGATAGTTAACAACTTTGTCGACTTCTTCTTGGTTCCATGGGGACTGGCCTTGGTTTTTGGCTGCCTCATGAAAATCTTTGATTGCAAAGCGAGCAAATTGATGAGGGGCGTAGAGGTGGGGATTTGTTCTTGATTTTTCTCTCCAGGTCGGAAGTCGATCAAACTCCAGCTCAAGAATTTTCCATTTAATGCCAGACACGGTTGGCAGACGCGTTAGCAGAAGATTTGTCTCTAGCCTCCAGGCTGAACCATATTGCGAGAAAAAGGCGATCCAAGTCCGTCTGGTCCATAAAAGAAACAAGCAGATCAACAGCATCTCGACCGCAATGGTTAGGAGGATGAATCTAGTAATTTCCTCGAAATTGTGCTCGATTATGGAATCGTCAAGCATCATCAATGCGCAGAGCATACTGAAGACGATAGATCCGCAAAGATACTTAACGATTGAGCTTTTCATGACTCTGTCCATATAGGTCAACTCTGCCGTGCGACCATCGCCGGCATGAGATACGAAACAGTAACACCTTTGCAGGTGACGCGCATTTGCCGTGAGCTGATCGAGGCCAACTTCCGAGAGACGGGCGTTTGCGGCTCTGAGCTTCGGTTGGACGAGTCGCTCTATAAAGCGCTCGAGGGTTCTCTGTCTTTTGCCATTGTGGCTTTCAACGGTGATGACCAGCCCGTGGGGTTGGTGTCCGTCTTTGTCTCACGACATCAGCACACGTGCGAGCTTATCGCTACCAACGACACGCTCTATTGCACGCCTGCATACCGCAAGGTCGGGCTTGGCGGGAAGCTTTTCCGTCTGGCTGAACTAGAGGCAAAGAAGCGCGGCGCAAAGATCTTTCAATGGGCAGTCCATGAAGGCAGCGGCATGGATCATGCGCTTGCCCGTAGATCGTATCTCGCCAAACAAGTTGTTTACTTCAGAGAGGTTTAGAGATGGGTGGAGGCATTCTTGGCGCAATCACCGGCGGGCTTTTGGGAACTGTGGAAGACATCTTCGGCAATGATTCCAGCCGCAAACAGGAAGAGCTTGCCAAGCAGCAACTTGAACTGCAGCGTCAGCAGCAGGAGCAGGAAGACCAGGCGCGCAACAAGGCCAATCAGCGTCAGCCGGATATTGACGGCTTGCTCCAGGGCAACACCTCGCAGGGGCTCGGCAGTACGTCGCTCACAGGAACGGCGGGCGCCCCCATTGATCCGACAAAGCTCGGTAAAGGCAATCAGCTCCTTGGGGGACTTTAATGCCCGTAACTGACCCTAAATCTGTGTTCCGGAGATTTCAGGAGCTCAAGGATCAGCGTTCACAATGGGAACCATTGTGGGAAGACATCCGCGATTACATCACTCCGGATCTTGGCATCTTTACTGGTGAGGAACAGACGGAGGGCGGCAAGCGCTATGCGCGATTGTATGACGCTGAGGCAACTTGTTGCGCAGACATCCTAGCTGCTGGGCTTCTCACCGGTGTGTCGTCTCCGTCTCGCCCCTGGCTAAAACTTACGACTCTCGATCCGGAACTCGACAGCGAACCCGCAGTTAAAGAATATCTGGGTGAGGTCGAAAAGCGGATGCTCATGCTGTTTGCCAAGGCTGAGGTCTACAACGCACTGCATCAGAGCTATGTGGAACTACCCGTTTTCGGGCAGTCATGCACGATTGTTCAGTCTCACCCGAATCGAGTCCTGTCTTTGCAGAATCTGACAGTCGGCGAATACTGGCTTTCTGCTGATCCCTACGGCTCCGTCGATACGATGTACCGAAAGTTCCGGATGACGGCCAAGCAGATGGTTCAGCAGTGGGGGCTAGACAAGGTTTCCCAGGCGGTGAAGACAGCATACGAGTCTGACCCGTTTCACCGGTTTGACGTGATTCACGCCATTGAGCCACGTTGGGAAAGGGACGAAACCAAACGCGACAAACTCAACAAGCCGTTCAAGAGCATCTACTTTGAGGACGGCCAGGACAAGACGATCTTGTCCGAATCAGGCTTCGATTCGTTCCCGGTCATGTGCCCGCGGTGGATGACGTGCGGCTCTTCCGTCTATGGCCGAGGCCCTGGTGCCAGAGCTTTGTCGGCGAGCAAGAGCCTTCAGCGTTTGCAGGCAAGGCTTGCGACTCTCGTTGATTACCAGAGCAATCCTCCGCGATCCTATCCCGCATCCTACAAGGGCAAGCTCAATGAATTCCGTCCGGGCGGATTAATCCCCGTGAATGCCAATGAACAGGCCGCTTTGCGTGTCGCCTGGGAAGCGTCAGGCGATCCCGCTGCTTTGCAGATGCTTATCGAGGCTCGCAAGCAGGAGATTCAGCGCTACTTCTTTGTGAACGTTTTCCAGATGATCGCGGCTTCGGCCGGGGATCAGCGAACGGCAACAGAAGTACAGGCTCTGGAGCAGGAAAAGGTTCTTTTGCTTGGACCGGTGCTTGAGCGGCTTCACTCGGAGCTGCTCGATCCTTTGGTGTCGACGGCATTCAATTTCATGGTTGAGCAGGATCAACTCCCGGATCCTCCCGATGAGCTTATCGGTAAAGAGCTCAATGTCGAGTACATCAGCGTTTTGGCCAAACAGCAAAAGAACGCTTCGATGCAAGGCATCGTTAATACCGTGACGCAAATCGGTGCGATTGCACAGCTCAATCCGAGTGCTTTGGACAAGCTTGATACAGACGCCGTGATCGACGAACTGGCGGACATGAACGGGATCCCGCCTTCTCTCATTGTTGCCGGTAATCGTCTGGCGCTTATCCGTCAGAACCGACAGGCGCAGCAGCAGGCCATGCTGCAACAGCAGCAGATCCAGAACGCGGCCTCAATCATGAAGGATGTTGGAGCCGCCGCCGACAGCCAGGGCTTACAGCAAATGAGCGAAGAAGTTCCTGCCGGTTAAGGCTTGTCCATATAAGTCAAGGCACATGAACGAATATTTCACACAAGAGGACGAAGGCATCTTTGCTGAGCAGGAAAGGCTCAAAAAAGAGGCTGAGGAAGCCAAGAAGCAAGACGAGCTGCTTGATGCGGAATTCGCAAAGATCATGCGCTCGGCCGGCGGACGAAAGGCGCTCCGGTGGGTTTTAAACCTTGCGGGGACTAACGAGTCGGTTACCTCAGTTGAGCCTGTGCGAATGGCAATTCTCTCCGGGCGTCGAGACGTTGGTCTCGCCCTGGCTCAGAGACTGACTAAGGCAGATGCCGAACTCTTTGGAATGCTTATGAAGGAGGCCGAATAAGTGGCAGAAGAAACTCAAGGCGCTGCAACCACAGAAGCGTCACCTTCCGCGGAGAGCGGAGCCGAGGGTGGTATCGGAGCTGTCGCAGCTACTGAGGGTAATGAACCTCAAACTGAGCAGCAGAACGATACTCAGAGAACGCCCGCAGAAGGCAGTTCTGCTGAAGGCGAACCAGAAGAACAGGGCATTGGAGCTGAGGACGACAGCAGCGAAGGTGCGGCGTCGGAAGCAGATTACTCCACTGATGGCATCGAATTGCCCGAAGGCGTGACGCTTGACGACAAGGTTGTGGGACAGCTTGCCGACGTCTGCAAAGAGTTGAAGGTTTCTCCGGAAGCGTTCCGCGCCATTACTTCCAAGATGACGCCGGTGCTTGAAGCGCGCAATGCAGAGCGAATTGGAGAGGTTCGCAAGCATTTTCTGGCGCAAGGCAGAGCTGACAAGGAAATGGGCGGTGCCAATTGGGATGCCACAAAGCGAAGCGCTGGGCAGGCCTTCAAAAAGTTCGTGGATCCGGAAACCCGTGCTCTCTTTGTCAAGGTCGGACTTGACTGCCATCCCGGTGTGATCCGAGCCTTCAAGCGAATTCAGGAAAGCGTGTCCGACGATGTGGTGGTTCGAGGAACCCCTGCTGCCGCTCGCAATCCTTTGGCCAATTTCTATGACAACTCAGATATGAACTAAAAGGTGACATATGGCAGTGAAGACAAGTAAGTACGCAACGCTTGCCGACTTGGTGTCTCGTCTGGATGCTGACGGCAAGATTGCTCCGATCGCGGAAATCCTCAACCAGGAACTTCCGATTCTTCGTGATCTCGGTTTTGTCGAGTGCAACAAAACGGACGGCTTTTTGCACACGATCCGAACGGGCCTTCCCTCTGTGACATGGCGTAAGCTCTACGGCGGTGTGCAGCCCTCGAAGAGCACGACCGCCCAGGTGACCGACACCTGTGGCAACCTCGAAGCCTACTCCGAAGTTGACAAGGATCTCGCGGACCTGAACGGCAACACGGCCGAATGGCGTCTCTCCGAAGAGCGTCCGTTCATCGAGGCCATGGGGCAGGAAATGGCGAAGACCATTTTCTACGGCGACACTGACAAAACGCCCGAACGTTTCATGGGGATTTCCGCGCGCTACAACCGTCTGTCGACTGGCACTAAGCCGCCCGCCTCTTCGCGCAACGTCGTCTCCTGTGGCGGCACGGGCACGAATCTCACCTCGATCTACTTTATCTCGCATTCTGTGTTCCACGGGATCTTCCCGAAGGGATCGAAGGCAGGACTTTCCAAGACCGACAAGGGGCAGGTCACGGTGACGAAGGAAGACGGCTCCATGTACGAAGCCTATCGCACCCACTACAAGTGGCAGGCCGGCACAATGATCGACGACTGGCGCGGTTGTGCGCGTGTCTGCAACATCGCCCTCTCCGGCACGGCCACGACGGGTGACGCGCTCATCAAGGCGATGATCGAAGCGAAGAACAAGATCGAGGCGAAGTATCACTCTCGACTCAAGATCTATGTCCCGCGCGACATTCAGACAATGCTCGAACTTGCTGCTCTCGAAAAAAGCGGCAATTGCCTCAGCATCAAGGAGGCCGCTGAGCAGTTTCAGGCGAACTTCTTTGGCATCCCGATCGAAATCTGTGACGCCATCTCGACGGCCGAAGCAGAAGTGAAATAAGGAGACAAGCCATGCGATTTGATGAAAACCTTTACGTGAAGATGACGCTGACCGGCGCATCTGTTGATTCGGACGTGATCGATCTGGGCGCAGCTGGCATTGCCGAAGGCCCGGGCGTCTTTGTGGTCACGGTTACGACTAAGGTCACGGCCGCAACGAAGATCGAACTCCAGACCTCTGATGACAACAGCACGTACTCCGCAGTGGGCGCGACCAGTTTCGCCGCCAACGATGATGTGGGTACGCAGAAGGTGATCGATGTTCCGCCCGGTTGCGGCCGCTACCTCAAGCTTGTGGCTACCGGCACCACGATGGGCGGTGCGGTCGAAGCGGGTTTCACGCTCGCGGCTCAGTCTGCCAAGGGCATTGAGGCTTACGCAGCCAACTAAGGAGGTGATCCTTCATCTCGCAATCTGAAAGGATTGTGCTTCGGGGGCCGTGCGCCCCCGTTTTTGTAGGGATTTAAAAATGGCAACCGTTGTAGATATTTGCAACCGTGCGCTTGTCCTTCTCGGTGATCGCGGCACGGTTTCGAGCATTGACCCGCCCGAAGGTTCCGCGCAGGCCGACCACTGTGCGCGCTTTTATCCGATGGCTTTGAGGGAGGCGCTGACGGCGTATCCATTTAGCTTTGCGATCAAACGACAAAGACTTGTACGCTCCACCGCTGAAGTTGTAGGTGAGGCGACCAAACGCGCGTACGTTCTGCCGTCCGATTGCTTGTATTTGGTAGGTGCCTACTCAGAGGAGGCTTTAAATCTTCCGATCCCGTATGCGATGGAGCAGGTCAATGGTGTCCGATGTGTCGTATCTGCCCAGCCCAGCATCTGGGTGAAGTATGTGAGTTCGCAGCTGAACTCTTCGCTTTTCAGCCCCAACTTTGAGTCTGCGCTGATTCATAGATTGGCGGCATTTTTAGCCGGTGCAATGATGCCGGGGGCTACCGGCGTGGCACAGGCTCAGGATCAGCTCAAGCTATACGAGTATGAGCTTGGGAGAGCCATCACGAGCGACGCCATGCAACAGCGCAGTGACATTCACATGCGGACTCAGTTCATGGGTGACTACACGGGAGGAACGTTCTATGGCTTCCACTAAGGCAATTCAAATGAGTTTTGCCGGCGGCGAGATTTCAGAGAGCATGTACGGTCGCCAGGATGACCAGAAATATCAAACTGGGCTAGCACGATGCTTGAACTTCCTCGTTTTGCCTCAGGGGCCAGTGCAGAACCGACCGGGTTTTTCGTTTGTGCGTGCAGCGAAGTACCCTGACCGATCAGTTCGACTCATTCCGTTCCGCTTCAACAACAAGCAGACAATGGTCATTGAGCTTGGCGACAAGTACGCGCGATTTCATACGCTTGGTGCCACGCTGCTGGGAGAAGATGGTGAACCGTATGAAATTGAAACGCCTTGGGCAGCCGAGGATCTGTTTGCTCTGCATTACGTGCAGAGCAATGACGTCCTGACTTTCGTCCATAACTCTTATCCACCCAAGGAGCTCAAGCGTTACGCTCTGACTGATTGGCGAATTGAAACCCCAAATTTTGGACTGAAGCTTGGTACTCCGACTAACGTCAAAGCGGAGCGAAAGACTGAAGCCGCAAGCGATAGCAACGCAGACAAATACACGTTTCAGTACAAGGTTTCGGCTCTGAATTCAGATAAGACGGAAGAAGGCGCTGCGTCTGAGGCTGTGAGTGTGACGGCCAATCTATATGCAACCGGTACAACGGTTCAGATTTCGTGGGATGCAGTGCCCGACGCAACCTTTTATCGCGTCTACAAGAATCAGGGCGGGCTTTACGGTTACATCGGCGACACAGAAGAGCTCTCCATCATTGATGACGGCATTGATCCCAAAACCGACATCACGCCCCGTCGCCTTGACGATGTGTTTCAAACAGCCAGTGGCATCAGTGATGTGACGATTGAAAACGGTGGCTCCGGTTATGTGTATCACGATCGGGGCATTCAAATCTCTGCGGGCTTCAACGCGTCACGTCCGACAAAACGAGAAAGTTGCCCCCTGGGGAAAGGGCAGGATGCATCTGCGGATACCTTAAAGAAACTCAATTACACGCCGAGCTCGGCTACTTCCGGAGAACCGATTTGGCAGAGAACGTCGCACAGTTCATCCAATTACCCCTCCTATCCCGATGCCGAGGCCATCAAAGCGGCTGCCCTTGAGCGAATCGAATTGGTTGATCTGTCCGGCCCCGGATCCGGAGGAGAGCTTTCCGTTGAATTTGATGTGAGCTATTCCAGAAATCGAGTGGATAGCAGCAGTGACTCCGGCGGCAGTGATTACTACTCGTCGACGACCGTCAGGATCAAGTCCATTACTGTTAAAACCCCCGGCTCTCGGTATGTATCGCCCGCGATTCGCGCATACTGGACTTCTTCTGTTTTGGTTTTTGTAACCGCACATCGGTACACGTATGAGATTGGGGTACAGACCTCGGGTATCACGTTGTCCGTTAGTGACACAACAGGATCCGGTGCCGAGCTTGTTCCGGTTGTGCAGGACGGGGTGATTACGGACGTGATTGTGAAATCCTCCGGACAAAACTACACGGAGCCGACAATCAGTGTGGTATCGGACACAGGTTCCGGAGCTGTGCTCAAAGCCGTGGTTGACATTGGTGGAAACTACCCTGCTGCAGTAGGGTACTTTGAGCAGCGCAAGTGCTTTGCCGGTATGTCTTCGGATCCGCAGTCTTTTGTCATGACATGCACTGGTAGCGAAACGGATATGAGCTATTCGCTCCCGTACAAAGATGACGATCAGGTCTACGCGCGCCTTGCCTCAAATGAGTTTGACGGAATTGAGCACATTGTGTCGCTGGGGCAAATGCTTTTGCTTACGTCCGGGTCTGTTGCTGTGATCTCAACCAAAAACGATGATGCCATTACGCCTGACTCGGTCAACGCCGTTGTTCAATCTTCGGTTGGGGCTTCCACTGTTCGTCCTCTGGTGGTCAACAACGTCGTGCTCTATGTCGGCAGCCAGGGCGGTCACGTTTGGGAGCTTGGCTACCAGTACGAAAAAGGCGGCTACATCCCCGGCGATTTGAGTCTGCGCTCCACGCATCTTTTCGACTTCAAAGACATTGTGGATTCCGCCCAGAGCCGAAGCCCGCAGCCGGTCATGTGGTTCGTTTCAACGGATGGCTCACTGCTGGGTCTGACATACATCCCGGAACAGGCCATTGGTGCGTGGCATCAGCACATAACTGACGGGACTTTTGAGTCGTGTGCTTCTGTGATTGAAGATGGCGAGGATCATCTTTATTGCGTGGTGCGTCGAGAGATCAACGGGCAGGTTGTTCGGTACATTGAGCGAATGAATACCCGCAAGATCGAGCGTTTGGAGAATGCAATCTTTGTGGATTGCGCAGGACAATACGTTGGACCTGAAACTACAGAGATCAGTGGTCTGACTTGGCTTGAAGGAAAGAAGGTGTCCATTCTGGCTGATGGTGCCGTTCGGCCTCAGCAGGTGGTTACCAAGGGCAAAATCACGCTGGATTCTCCCGCTTCGATTGTTCAGGTTGGGTTGCCGTACACGTCAGACATAAAGACGCTTCCAGTGACGATTCAGACACCCGGTTACGGCTCTGCCAACACGAAAAATGTCTCGCGTGCGTTCCTGAGGCTTAAAGATTCCTCAGGGGTATTTGCAGGACCAACTTTTGACGAGGCTGATTTGGTCGAACACAAGCAGCGCACAACAGAACAACCGGGGCAACCTCCTGCGCTTGTGAGCGGTATTGTTGATTTACAGCTCTACGGAAAGTGGTCAGACAGCGGCAGCATTTGTCTGAGGCAAAGCAAGCCGCTTCCTCTTGAAGTGTTGTCCTTGACACTTGAGGTCTCAGTTTGATCTGTCCATAGAAGTCGGCGGCACTGGGGTACCTTCCAAGGAAACTTGAGAGGTACCTTATGCCGTCCAATTTTATGGGCTTAAGCTCCTCAGGCTATCAGGACATGACAGCCTATGGAGCATTCAGAAACGTCGGCCAATCCATTCAGGACATGCCGTCCGGAGGCTCAAACTTCGTGCGTGGTATGAAGTTGGGCTATGCGGCGGAGGCCGGCACGGTAGGCGTTTTTATGGCCTACCACGATGCGCGTCGCCAGAGAAACATCATGCGAATGCAGGCCGAACTGATTGACCTGCAAACCAAGGCGCTTGATACGGCTGCCGATGACGCCATGCGCGCCGGTTATCAGCAGGCGGCTTCCATCGGATTTCAAGCAGGTCAAGCCAAAGCGTCACAACGCGCCTCAATGGGGGCATCTGGCTTGCAGGTCGGAGTCGGATCCAGTGCTCGCGTCCTTACCAGCACAGATATTGCTAAGGAAATGAGCGTCAATCAGGTTATGGCCAATGCCGTAACAGAGTCGTTCGGCTATCGACGCCAGGCGGCCAATTCTCGCTCCCAGGCACTTGCCGTTCGTGCTTCGGCAAATCAAATCAAACCTTGGGCGGCCGCACTCTCCCAGCTCGTTGGCTCGGCCATGATGGGCTTTGAAATGTTCGGTGGGTCTTCGGGCGGAGGCGGTGGCGGCGGATCTTTCGATTTCAGCAGCATCGCGAGCATGTTTGGTAGCGGTTCAGCGGGTTAAGGGAGATTGAAATGGCAATGCAAGTTCCAAATCCCTACGCCGTTGGCGTGCAGGGAGAGCGGCAAGTTGAGACGGGGTTGGTCAGTGCTCCGCTGATGCAGTCAACGGCGAACGATCGAGCCGAAGAACTCAATCGCAATCAGACAAAGTTTGCCGCGGCAATGCGTCAGTTCCAAGATCAGGTCGACAAGACCCGGATCATGGATATGAGCAATCAGCTGCAAGATGCCGTGACTGACATCACATCTGGTGAGAATGGTTACGAAAAGCTAGAGGGTAACAACGCTCTGACGCGACCGGATAATCGACCGCTTTGGGACGAGGTTGATGAGCGGTACAAACTTGCCTCTGATGAAATCATCAAAAAGGCAGGCAATGCTCGCCAGCGTATGGCCATCATGAGCATTTCAAATCAAATGCGTCAAGGCCTGCGTGAATCTGTCAACAGCTGGGTTATTCGTCAGAACAAGGTTTATACGGAAGCTGTTCATGCTGATTCTTTGAACAAGGCTGGCGTGATGGCGCTCTCTGACGATGAAGCCACATCGCAGTCCGGCTTCGCGGCCATTCGAAGTCTCACGAAGGCCAAGGCAGATCGTGAAGGCATCCCGCCCGATTATTCGGCAACACTCGGTGCGCTGCATCTCGACAAGGCTTCGTCCATTGTGACCAACCTGGGTGCAGAGGCTGGCCGCGAATATCTCAGAGCGAACAAGGGCGAAATGACAGCGGCTCAGATCGCGCGTCTCAAGGATGTGATCGAGATTAAGAAAGACTCGGAGAACATCACGCGTCTGACTGAAAACATCATGGCCAAGGGGCTCACGGAGCAGGAATCCATGAAGCTCACCGAAAACCTTGGAGACAAATACAAGGACAAGGTTCAACAGTTGATCAAGGCCGAATACAACCAAATCGACCAAGCCAAGAAGGAACGAGTCAAGGATCTCGAAGATATGGTTTGGCGTGCCTATGATCAGGGCGAGCCGATCCCCGCAGACATCCAGGCCGAGATGCGTGCGCTCGACCCTAAGAAGTATCGAGACTTGTTTGACGGCAACGGCGTGTTCCTGGAGCTAGGCAAGGTGCCGAGCGTTTCCGATCAGCAAACCTACAACTATCTCAAAGAGCAATACGAGTTCAATCCAGAAGGGTTTGCTTCAGCGGACTTGCGCCAGTTTTCGGCCAAGCTTACGAAAGCAGACATGAACGAGCTTAAGGGCTTGCAGAAGAAAGCAGGCGATGCTTCTCTTAATGACTTCAAAGCAAAACTCAATTCAAGGATTGTTGCTGAAGGGCTCAACACGGAAAAGGCCAAGCAATTGAGATTAGCTGGCGACAGATTGTTCGAGTCGGCGCGCAAGCAGTATCCGGATGGCGTCCCACAAGCCAATCAGGATCAAATCATCAAGACGCTTTTTACAACGGGCTCTGGGCTGTTTGCCGACAAAGGCTACAAGGTCATTGCCAAAAATCCTGAAGAGGATGTGTCCAGCGTTCTTTTGGAGTCCGGCGTGTATGGGACAGGCGACAACCGTGCACGTGCCGAAATGTTGTTGAAGGAGTTTGGAGTTGCCAATTGGCAGTCTGCCACAAAGGATCAGAGACGAGCGGCTGCTTCGTTTGCAGCAGGAGCAGGGTGGCCTGATGACCTTAGAGAGCAAGCTCGTAAGCAGGTTTTGCAAGTGCAGCAGAAGCGTTTTGATGAAGGTAAGCCGGCACATATCACCAACGAAGTGATCGAAGCCCAAATCATGCACAACCTTTTCGGAAAGTAATCCATGCAGGAAACTATTGATACGTTTGATCCCTTTGAAGTCAAGTCTACCCAGCAGCACCAGGCACCACAGATTCGGATGATGCCGGCCGAATCTCCGTCGGAATTTGATCCGTTTGATGTCATCGAATCGGACACCATTGCGCCCGGGGCTCAAGCGCTCGACGGTGATGCCATGAAAGCGGCCGAGTCGAGAGGCATCGCTGCCAAGTTGGGCACGACGCGAACAGCTGTAGACATGGACTTTTACAACATGAAGTCGATGGCCCAAAAGCAATCTCGAAAGGATGTGCTGGCTACGGCACCGAGCGCAGCTCAGTGGTTTCGAGATCACCCATACGATGCGCCGGCCTTCCAAGATGACACCTCTCTGGTCGCCAGCATTGAGGTGGGATTGTCCGAGATCGGCTCGTCGATCAAACGTGGCTATCAGTCCGGTCGACTGTTAGGCGAACAGGGCGGTGCTTGGGCAAGTCTGGGAGATCAGGCTCCGAGCAAGAAATTCGTAGAGGAAGACCGCAAGCGCGATGCCGAACTACGAATGCTTCAAGGCGATGACACTGGGTTCTTGTTTAGTGCCTCCCAGGTTGTCGGCACCATGATTCAATCTTTTGCCGAAGGGTACGAGGGCGGCGCAGCTATGGCGGCTCTTGGCACTGCGGCGATGGCTGCAAACGCAGTTCCTGTTGCGGGTCAAGCTTTGGCCGGTGCCTCGGCTCTTGGTGCGGCGGCTTATGGTACATACCGCATCGAAGGTGGCCTGAATCTGAAGGAACAGTACGATGCTGGCGTTGAGTACGACAAGGCCGCAGCCGTTGCTTCCGGCGTGGGGTTGCTCAATTCCCTCACGGAACTTGCAGGCCTTCATATTCTGGGCAAGGCAGCCAAGCCTGTGCTGGATCCGATCATGGCCAAGTTTGGATCCAAGGCAACCGCGGCTCTTGAGGATTTGACGGTGCGGCAGGCTCTAGTTGGTGCCGGCAAGAGCTTGGCTTTGGGAACCGGTCAGGAAGTTGCAACCGAAGTCATTCAGGAAGTGAACTCAATTGTCGGCGAGGAACTCGGCAAGGCATGGAGCGGAATTGACAGCGAACTGAAAGCCGAGGCTTTCTTCGATCGTCTGCAGGAAACCGCTATTCAGACGGCCAAAGCAATGGTTGTACTTGGCGGTATTTCAGCCGGACCCGTCATGTATTCGAACATGGCCAAGGTGAATCGAGCCAAGGCAAATAAGGCAACGCTTGACCGCATCATCGAGGCACACAAGCAGGCCAGAGCAACTCAGTTAACGCCCGATGCCGCGCAAGAGCTGTTGGATGCCCAGGCCACGGATGCCGGCATTTCTCAGGTGTGGGTAGATGCCCAGGCCTTTTCTCAGGCCATGATTGACCATGGCGTGACCAAACAGGATCTCAAGCAGATTCTTCCTGAAGTCGCAGAGCAAATTGACTCGGCATCTGCCAATGGAGGTGACATTGTTTTGCCTACGGCTCGATATGCATCCGCCTTGGGTGGTACCGAGCTAGGCATCGCTTTGAATGACCATGTCCGCTTTGAACAAAACGGTCTGTCGAATTCTGAAGCGGTTGAGGTTGAGTCTGCCTACAAGCAGTTGCGCGTCGATGCCATTCGTGAGCAAATCAACCCCCAGACGGCAGAAGATCCCGAGGATGCGGCGATCCAAGCGGATCCGACCAAGACGCCCGAGCAGAAGGCACAAGAGATTCAAGCAAGGGACGCACAGCGCAAGCTCGACAGCGAAGCCCGCAAAGCCTACGAAGATCGACTTGTTGAACAAATGCAGGCGGCAAACTTTACAGGCCATCAGGCTCGTACCCAGGCGAAGTTTGCGGGGGCTATTGTCAGCAATCTGGCCAAACGCTTGAACATTCCGGTGCAAGCTGCCGTGGATCGGTATGGCGTGAATGTGGCTGTAAATGATGCGGTGGAAGAAACATCTGTTTCTCAAGCGGCTATCGATAAATTCGCGTTGCAGCGCCGCTCGTACGCCTTTGATGAGGAACTTGCTAAATGGAAAAAAGGAGAAGGGGACTCAGCGTCTGACCTTGGAACGCCATCGTGGGTTCTTCAGATTTTTGGGGTAGATCCGAAAACAAATCTTGTTGCCAAACAATCGCAGTTTGTTCATGTGCTATTCCCTAAAAACGTCGTCGTGACCGTAGACGGCAAGACCGTGGAAGGGGATCATGACATTCCAGTTGATGAGCTGCGCGGCCTCCTTGTAGCGATCCAACAGCCATTGGCGGTCTTCCGATCTCGGAAAAAACAGAAAAAGGGCACGTTTTCGATTGTGTTGCTCACCGAGCTAACACGAGAAATTAAGGGGGAAAAGAAGAATATTGTTGTTCCAATCCTCTTAACGGGTCGACGTGACGGCAAGACAATGGTCGTCAACGAGATTTCAAGTGCTTATGAAAAGCGCGACTTAAGTGGATGGATGAATGATTTGCTTGGCGTAGAAAAGACGAAAGGCCTAGAAGCTGTGCACCAGGTTCTCGGGTCCATTTCCTCCGCTGGTGATTCTTCTAGGCCAGTCGGTGGGGGTCCGACCCCTACACACCGATCGCCATCGGAAGCAAAGCTTCCCGATAACGTCATTGTATATGAAAACAGTACCTCGGTCGGCGATATATATCAGGGCGGCGATGGGATCCGAGGCTTTTTTACGCCCACAGAAAACCGTATTATATTGACGCCTCAGGCCGATCTTTCCACGTTCTCTCACGAGATTGGTCATTGGTACCTCAACACGCTTTTTGATGTTGTGCGGCAAGGACAGGCCACGACTACGGTGGCTGACGACGTGCAGGCTGTGCTCAAGGAGTTTGGCATCGCAGATCTTGCGTCGTGGGATGCTTTGGGCTTTGAAGGCCAGCGCAAATACCACGAGCAGTTTGCGTCATGGACGGAGCAGTACCTGGCCGAAGGCAAGTCTCCTGCTGGGCTCAAAAAGTTCTTTATGAACCTCGGCCGATGGATTCGAGACGTTTACCGAGATTTCACCGGTGGAGTCGAGGAGGCAACTCGTGCCCGTTATCGCCAGGAAATCGGCGAGGAGCTTCCGGAACTCTCAGACGAGGTGCGCCTCGTCTTGGATCGAATGGTTGCGGCAGAGCGCATCGTCAATGAATCTGTGGCAGCCGAATCTTTGCATCCGCTCTTTGATACCAAGCCGGCTGATATGACCGAAGAGGCTTGGCTTGACATGCAAATGGCGAGAGCGGAAGCCGGCGAGGAGGCGATGACAGAACTTATTTCTCGTCGTGCCCGCGATGATAAATGGTATGCCGGCGCTCGTGCTCGTCTCATGCGTGAGAAGAACAAAGAAGCTAAGGAATATCGAGAAAGCGTCAGAGAGAAAGTCGAGCGAAAGATCAACGGCCGCAAGGAGTTTACGGCTCGTGACATCTTGTCCTCTGGTGGCGCCAAGTTTGGTTTGGATAACCTCAAGATCAGCCCTGAGAGCGTGCGCGAACTCGGGTTCTCTGACCGAACCGTGGCGAAGCTTCGGACCATGGGGGTTCTCAAAAAGGACGGCCTGGCGGTAGAGCAGGCACGATCTCTGCTTGAGCCAATGGCACGTTTCTCGAGCGCGAAGGGTTTGATTCGCGGCCTGTTGGCGACCGAGGATCGCGAGCAGATGATCGAGCAGGAAACGACGCAGCGCTGTCTGGAGCGCAAGAGTGAATTGTTCAATCCTCAGGAATTGGATCGTTCCATTACCGCGGCATTGCACAACGAAGCACGAGCGCGTCTCGTTGCAACCGAGCTCAAGTACCTTACGGGCGATCAACGGACGAATCCACGCGTACTTGCGGAAGCCGCCAGGCGTGCTGCTCGAGATCTTCTGGATCGAACTCAGGCAAAGAATTTTTCTGCCCGAACGATGATGACGCTTGAGAGCCGTTCCTCTCGCAAGGCATACAAAGCTATTACGGCCGGAAACCGACTCGAAGCGGCTATTTACAAGCGTCAGCAGCTCGTTTATCACGAGGCCGCGAGCCTTGCCGTCGGGCTGGAAAAGAAGAAGACGAAGTTCAAAAACCTGCGACGACTTGTGTTTAAGTCCGACAAGGGACTCGCACAAACCTATGACACGAATGTTTTGGCTATTGCTCGTGCTGTTTTGGCCAACCGTGGTTATGGAGAACAGTCAGCCGGCGAACTTGTGCCGGCGGAAACCTACCTGGAGAAAGCCAGGAAATACGATCCTGATTTGGTCGTTGGTCTTGATGCTTACCTCAAGCGCCATCCGTTTACGTTCTCGAACGCGCGCCCCGGTACTGAATCCGCAGGTGATTTGTTGCGTATGGTCGAAGACCTTGAAGCATTGGTGAAGCTCGCTAGGGAACAGCGTCAGACAGAACTCAATGGCAAGAAGGTTTTGATTGATGAAGCAGTCGAGGAACTGACGACAACTGCCGCGGATCAGAAAAGCGAATACACGCCTTCGACCAAGCGAGCTATCAGCAAGTGGGAAAAGGGCACGAAACTCTGGCTGACGAGTAAGGCCTATTTGCGCCGTGTCGAAAACTGGTGCATCACCATGGATCATGGCGACACGGATGGACCTTTCACGAGATATATCTTCCGTCCTGTGGTTAACGCTGCGGCCGCCTATCGAACCAAAAACGTCGAGATGCAGGGACGCCTGGTTGAGATCCTCGAGCGCCAGCGTAAGCAGTGGGATAAGGTAACCGATATTGAGGCGCCGGAACTTAACTACACATTCCAGCGCAAATCGGAGCTCATAGGTGCCATCCTACACACGGGCAATCGTTCCAATCTTGAAAAGCTTCTCATTGCCGGACGAGGAGAAGATGCGCGATGGGCGGATGTGACGACCTTTGAAGACGGGCGAACGTTTGTCGATACGTCCCGTTGGGATAAGTTCATTGCACGTTGCTATCAACAAGGCATCATCACGAAAGAAGACATGGACGTGGTGCAGGCTGTTTGGGATTTGCTCGAAGAGATTAAGCCTATGACGCAGAATGCCTTCCGTGACTACTACGGCTACTACTTCGAGGAAATTCCTGCGACTCCTGTTGTGACCCCCTTCGGTGTTTATCGCGGCGGCTACGTGCCGGCAGCCGCAGACATTGATCGCGTCGCACAAGGCGATAAACAGCTTGAGAGAGACTTTTTCGACAGCTCGACTGAATTTCTTGATCAAATGCCTGTGACGCGCCCGGGTTTCACGCATTCGCGCACAAACGTCACGCGGCCGCTTTCTCTGAATCTTGGCTTTTTGAGCAGCCACGTTCAGAAGGCGGTCAAATTTTCCATGATGGCGCCGACAATCAAACAGGTTCAGCGCGTCATCAAGAACAGAGATTTTGTCGAGACGATCAATAACATCAATCCGCAGATCATCGGCGAAATGCTCGAGCCTTGGCTGAGGCGTTCGGCTACGCAGAGCGTGACGACGCCGACCGACATCTTCGGACGAGGCCTTAATCGACTGCGAGCATTGGCAGGTGTTTCGCTCATGGCAGGTAACATCGCCAATGCGATTCAGCAGGTGACCGGCTTCTCGGTTGCCATGTCTCAGGTTGGGGCGAAGCCTCTGATGATGGCTCTGGCTCGTTACGCAATGCATCCGGTTCAAACATATCGGGACGTGAAAGGAGCATCCTCTTTTATGAAGGCTCGTCTTGAGAATTTTGAGTACGAGTACCAGAACCGCATTGAAACGTTGGCGCAAACCGACAGGCCATCGACGCTGAAGTCTTTCCGTGACTGGACGATGCGCCACGCATACTGTCTGCAGACATGGATGCAAATTCTTGTCGATACGCCGACCTGGATGGCGGCCTTTGACAAGGCTGTGGCAGAAGGCAGACCTGATGAACAAGCCATCTACTACGCCGACAGCGTTGTTCGTCGTACCCAATCGTCTTTCGATCCGGAAAGTGTGGCGCGTGTAGAAACAGGCTCCCCTCTGGGGCGGGCTGTTTTGGTGTTCTACAACTACTTCAACATGCAGGCCAATCTTCTTGGTGATAGTTGGGCTCGCAATGTCAAGACAGGTCGATACGGTCAGTTTGTCATTGATCTGGCTCTGGTGATGGCCGTGCCCGCTATCTTGTCTGAACTTATCGTTCAGGCCTTCAATGGTTTTGATACGGGGGACGATGACGATTGGGATGCCTACGATGCGGCCAAGCTTGTGATCAGTCCGGTGGTGAAAAATGCTGTGGCTTTGGTTCCCTACGGGGGGCAGTTGGTTAACGCCGGTGCGACACAGTTATCTCGAATTGGAGACAACGAAGAAGGCATGATGCAGCTGATTTTTGCTCCCAATACTTTCAACGACAAGCTCGTGAGCATTCCTGCGGCAAGCCTGATCGAGAACACGTTCAAGGCTATTAAGCAGCTTGGGGACGCGGCATGGGGCGAAGAAGTCGACGCCAGAACTGCAACTCGCAACACGCTTGATGCATTGACGCTGACTACTGGGATCCCGTTTGCGGGACTCAAGCGCCCGCTTGGCTATGCAGCTGGTGTTGCCGCGGGTGATATCGAGCCTGAGAATCCTGTCGATGCGGCTCGAGGTGTTCTTTCCGGTCGAGACGTCAACGCTGATTAAGGCTTGTCCATATAAGTCGGGTTGCTCGGTCGACAATCGCTCCATCAATTTGGAGTTTTTAGATGGCTATTTCGACCGAAACCCGACGATCAGACCGCTACGCCTGCGACGGAGTGCAGACGGCGTTCCCGTTCGCATTCAAAGTTTTTGCGGCAGGCGAGATTGGCGTAGTAGTTTCGATCGATGGCGTCGAAGAGTCGACACTGTCATCCGATCTTTACTCCGTCTCCCTCAATGAGGACCAGGACAACAGCCCAGGTGGCACAGTCAACTTACTAACGGCGCCAGCGACTGGAACCGTTCTCGTTGTGGTTTCGAATGTTGCCTACGAGCAGCCGATCGTTTTTACTAATCAAGGCGGTTTTTATCCTGATCTACTTAACGAAGGTTATGACCGTTCGACCATTCTTGCTCAGCAACTCAATGAGAAGCTTGAACGCGCTCTGATCGTTCCGGTTACGTCCGAAAAGACGCCGGAAGAGACGATGACGGAAATTCTGGACGTAGCAGACAAGGCCAACGAGTACGCCCAGAAAGCCGAAGAGACTTATCAGGAAGTGCTCGAGACGCAAGAAGAAATTCTCGAGACTCAAAATCAAGTCGATGCCGCTCTGGCGGAAGTTGAGTCAGATCGTCAAGAAGTCGCGGAAAACACGCAAAGCGTTTCCGAGATGCTCCAGCGGGCAGAAGAAATCGATGTGGGCGTTCAGGAAGTTCTCCCGGTTGTCGATGATATTGCTTCCATTGGCGATCATATGGAGAGCGTCATCACTGTTGCTGATGATCTCCAGGGGTATCCGATTGCCTCCATGGACTTCGGCTCCATTACTGATCCGTCTGAACCTACTACGGTTGTTGACGGAGGCAATATCAAGGCTGTTGCTGACAACATTGCGGACGTTTCGAACGTTGCCGAAAACGTCGATGACGTTGTCCAGGCGGTGGGGAAAGCTGAGGAGGCCATCGCTTCTGCAAGTGCAGCCGCTGCGTCAGCTTCTGCTGCGGATGCTTCAGCGAAGGCAGCCGCCGCGTCCGCAGCTACAGCGCAAGCCGGAAGCGAAGCTGTCGAAGAGGGGTTGCAGGATGCACTGACGGCGATCGATACCGCGGCGCAATCTCAGGTGTCGAACCTTCAGTCTAAGGGGGCTGAACAGATTTCGGCGATCGGGAACGCTGGGGCGACACAGGTAGCAGCAATTGAGTCCGCGGGCCAGACTTACGCCGACCTTGCTGAGGCCTGGGCTCAGAAGATGGATGGTAAGGTCGAGGAGGATGCATCAGACGCAGATGCTGGGTACTCGTCTCGGTACTACGCAGGTCTTGCGCAAAATGCTGCAGATAGCGCCGCCTCGAACGCGACGCTCGTCTCTCAGAGCGTATCTACCGCCGTAACCAAAGCGCAAGAGGCAGAAGCCTCGGCAACCTCAGCAGCAGGAAGCGCGGGGCAGGCGGCCGCGTCGGCGAGCGATGCCGATGCTTCGGCACAGACTGCCACTACGAAGGCGAGCGAAGCCTCCGCATCCGCAACCGCCGCAAAGGGTTCAGAGACTGCGGCTGCAGGTAGTGCCACGTCGGCGTCGAATTCGGCCGGTGCCGCGGCAACGTCGGAAACCAACGCGAAGGCGTCGGAGGCTGCGGCAGCACAGAGTGCCTCTGCAGCATCCACTTCAGAGACCCATGCGAAAACTTCGGAGACGAACTCAAAGGCTTCCGAAACGAATGCCAAAGGATCGGAAACCGCGGCGGCAGGGAGCGCTTCGGCAGCAGCAGGGTCAGCAACGGCAGCACAAAGTGCTCAGACTGCGGCAGAAACGGCCAAGGGCCAGGCTGAGAGCGCAAAGACGGCAGCAGAGGCGGCAAAGATTGCGGCTGAAACTGCGAAAGCGGCGGCGGAGGCGGCACGCGACGAGGCACAAGAAATCTCAGGCTCCATCGGGGATCCTCTAGGAAAGGCAGAGGCGGAGACGCTTTACGCGAAGATTGCTCACGTACATGCGTTAAGCGTTGGCGGAGATGCAACAGGTTCTGCTTCCCTTGGCAAAGAGACCGCATCGATGACGTTGACCCTGACCAATAGCGGCGCGACTTCTGGCTCTTATGGCCCAACGGCAGATGGTTCTATTGCCTTTGGAGGGACGATCCTAGTCCCAAGCGTAACGGTCGATGCGAAAGGTCGCGTCACGTCGATTGTTTCTCGAACGCTCACGATGCCAGCGGAGATCACTTGGGCAAGCATCCAGGGGAAACCGTCGGCGTTCACTCCAGCAGAGCACTCGCACACACTGGATCAAGTCACGGGCTTGGGGACACTTGCCTCAAAGAATGCTGTCGGAGCGGCGGACCTGGCTGACACACTGGATTTTGGAGGATTGGCGTAATGGCAAAAACAGTGCAGTGGCGAGGAGGAACCGCCGCAGAGCACGGGAATTTCACGGGTGCTGCTCGTGAGGTGACGGTGGAGACCGATACCGGAGCTCTGCGCGTACATGACGGTTCAACAGTCGGCGGTACTCGTATCGCAACCGAGGCAGAGTTGAAGCAGTGGGTCACGAGTCAGCTTGATATTCAGACTCACGAGATAGCAGATATCAACGGATTGCAGGCGGCGCTCGACGCAACGGTGAAGACGACGGGCGACCAAACGATCGAAGGCACCAAAACCTTCTCGGCCAAGATCGTGGCATCGGCCGGTGTTCAGGGTAAGGCTGATTCGGCGACTACTTCCGACGACGCCCAGTCCATGTTGGCCGCATTCCAAGAATTCGCAACGGAGAACAACATTGTCTGACGATCTGAAAACACTGGTAGCCCAAGAGGTCGCCAAACAGCTGGCGGCAATCGCTGCCGACCAAACGACCAAGAAGGTTCTGGACTTTCTGAAGAACCGGAACTCCGCTGACGCATACATCGTGGAGACCGGCGGCGACAGCACGAGCTGGTATCGCCGCTATTCGGATGGGTGGTTGGAACAGGGAGGAACCACGGAAACTCTTTCTGCAACGGTTACGTTCCCTAAAAGCTTCTCGAATACGGATTACCAATTTGTTGCTACGAAGTATTGGGATAGAGGGACTAATGCTTGGAATCCGCAGGCACACCCAACGAATACAACTTTAAAGACTAACACAAGCATCAGAGTTGCGACTGGTGGCGATTACTATGTAGCAATGTGGGTCGCCTTTGGTTACGGAGAAAAGGAAACAGCATGACAAACACAATTCCCCAGGTGGGGGGGGGTATCGGCAGACCCCACGGTTAAGGCGGTTCTGAACTGGGTTAAAAGCCAGCTTGGTAAAGCTGATCAGGTGGTCGAGGAATCGCACGACGAAAGCGGAAACTTTTATCGGAAATATGCGAGCGGATTTATTGAGCAGGGTGGAACATCTAGCATCGGAAGCCGTACCACTAAGATTGTTTCACTGCTTAAACCATTTGGATCGTCTAAATACAAGGCGGTAGTGAGCGGAATGACTTATTCAGGTGGAAACAACTATTCGGCTAGCGTTGGTATATCAGAAAAAACAACAATTTCATTTACGGCTTGTTCAGTTTCTGAGGAATCAGGAAACTATTGGAAAGAATTCGATTGGGTTGCATTTGGCTATTAAGGAGCATTGAAAATGGAAAAAAACGACTTTTTTATTGGACAAATTTTTGAGGAAACTTATCCTCCCGAAGCGGCTGTGTGGTGCAACAGCCACGGCGACCGCTACATCAAGGAGATCGAAAAGACGGCCGAAGGCAAACGTCAGTTTCAGATCGTGGCTGTGCCGGAGCCGACCACCGAGGAGATCGCCGCACAAGTGCGAGCCAAGCGTGATGCGCTGCTGGCAGAGACGGACTTTTTGATGATGCCCGACTATCCGCTTGGCGAAGAAGACTCAGCTGCGCTGAAGACGTATCGCCAGGAGCTGCGCGACGTGCCGACTCAGGATGGATTCCCTACCGAAGTCACTTGGCCTGATTTTCCCGCAACGCTTAACGCGAAGGTGGCTTAAATGGCAACGGCAAATCTGACAGTCAAAAAGGTTTTGGAAGACCTCCGCAAGAATGGGGGGGGGTATTTCAAAGGTAGTTGAAGAGTGGAAAAGCGAAGACGGCAAACAGTGGTACAGGGTTTGGTCTAGTGGATTCGTTGAGCAGGGCGGCACTTCATCGGTCAATACAACTGGTTTCCAAGGCG